TTTTTAAAATTAAATTTATTTTGATTATTTTATTATTTTTATTTGATTTTTATTTTGCAATTAAAATTAATACATAATCCCGGGTCAGCTTTAATGACTTCAACTGTGTTCCAATGCCGCTACCGCGCTTTTACCGATATGGCAAGAGTTCAACCCCGGGGTTCCTCTACTCCTTATTTGGATTATGCGATGGCCTTTATAGGCAGCCACCCTGATCCCATAAAGTAGCTCAATTATGAAGGTCTTATCCTCTCTATAATTGAGGGTCTACTAAATGAGTTTACGCGCTAATAAGAAGTGACAGATAGAGGTTTTTCCGAATGTTCCCTAAAGATTTCCCACGGCTGAGTCACCTAAAGAGTTCATAAACATGCTATTGCGCTCCATGAATTGAGCGTCTCCACTTACGATTCTGTCAGTTAATTCTGGGAGATATGATATAGAGTAATATCTACTGAAATGATCATTCAAGAGATCATCATAGGTGTAAAGCAAAGGATCCAATTTTGCTTGGCCTAACCACCTATTCACTCGTCGAATGAATTCATTAAACTTCTTGCGCCCATGTCCAAACATGACACGCAATGCATCAACGGAGTTTGAAAGAAATTGATCCAATGGATGCTCTTTAGCACGAAGCCAATAGAGCAAATCATAGGCAACTGAAGTGTCCATCTTCCGGACATAAATCTCCATGCCTAAGTGGTTCCAAGTTGACTTAAGGAACTGACATGTGGATAAATTCTTTCGGCGTAAAATAACTCCGGATTTATCAGCAGATGTTACAGGATAACCTATAGCTAAGTAAGTCTCCGCAATGGTCTCTCCATTAAACCATTCTGACACCTCCTCACTAAATGTGAGAATTATATCATCTCCATAAATAAGACATGACACATGATGCTGAAAAGCGTCAATTGAATGGTATAGCGGCCTTAATCTAGATAATCTAAGGTATATATATAAAATAAGCAACCAATGAGCCAGCGTGTTCATTTCTGCGGTTCCGGGAAATCCGGACACCATACCGCGTGACTTTTGATACAATATTCTTCCATACTGGATGTAGCAATTTGCTACGTCATACAAGATTGTCTTGACAACATTCGCTGATTGTTCATCAAGACAGGCAGCTTCTACGACAATATCTCCAGACGCGTAAAGTAGCTCTGTTGGTAAAAAGCCGTCCCAATTTGAGACGTCAAAATCTACGGCATGTGGGTGCTTATTTAAATAATGATAAGCTGAAGACCACTCTGGTCCCTCAGGATTTATGCCAGGGCAAAATGGAAAAGTTCCATCAGCTGCTCTATGCATAGCTGCCCAGAAGTCAAGCGTCACTTCTCTCCAAGCCATGATATGAAACATATTTAAACATGTGACTGATCTTGTCTTTGGCGGTGTTTGGGCAGTCCCAAGAGCTTTAGAAATTGGTCTAAGCTCGTCTTTCGGAAAATCATACGCTCTAACATAAGGAAGTTGCCGTTGTTGTAAGCATGACAGGAATCGTTGATACTCACAGAAAGTATTGTGGTCAAAGTGAGAAACTTCACCCTCCTCATCTATATCGAAAAAGTCTTTCTTTCCCTTCTTTGTCTTTGTAAAAATAAAGGGAATTCCAGGCGATGACGAAAGATTCATTGGAGAGGATCCATCCTCACGTGTCCCAGTAATAATTTCATATGGACTGAGGCGTTTGAACGATTGCTTATCTAATTTTGACGTAATCCAAGTTACTAGAGATGATTTTGCTCTAAACATTACATGTGGATCAAAGGCTTGTATAGTGCCTCTAAAATATTTTCCAATAGAATGTTTCATTGGATGATCTCTTCCTATGAGCCTGTTATCATAGTGAGAGAGAGCTGCTGGGCATCGCTCGGATTCGTACCCATCATTATGCATAAATGCTGAGATGGGGGATGTCTTAAATAATGATCTTGCTATCATTCCAGCTGACTCTCCTTCCGTTACCTCACCACAGACCTGATTAAAATCCAGTGATGTAAATACTGCAGGAAGAAACTCCGGTTGTTCGAGTTCTGGTTCTGCCATTCTTCTAATTATATTGGAATGAATGGCATCAGACTCAGCAGTTAGCTTATCGTATGTCTCCTGAGTAATAACTTGTATTGCTATCTCAGGATTATACTTCATACCAACCGCCCAGGCCTGAATTCCAAGAACTCTTAGTCGTCCCTGATCTAAGTGGGTTACGACTGATCCACTTTTGCCAACTATTGTATTTCCAGAAACAACAATAGCACGGTCCATAATAGACTCAGAACCCTCAGATGTACGAAGGCGAGGCTTAATTGCTTTTCTGGCAAATTGATGTGATTCAATAATTGGCTTATTTTGATATCTGGATAAGATATACATATGACCTGTAAACTCTGATCGGTCATATTCTGCATCTGTCATCAGTTTCTCTCGAATTACTCTGGCACCAGGCAAAGCTCTTGAATAAAGGACAGCTAGGTCTGCATCTTCACGAATTATGAAGTTGGCCCTAGGAACTACAAAGTTTTGCGAATCTGATCCTCCTGGTGATGAAAGTGAAATTGTAACATATTGATCTTTCAAACCTCGAATCGCATGCTTATTAAAGAACAAATATTGTCCAGAAAGCATACCTTGGCAAGTGCATCCAAATGAAGAGTCATACAAACGTATTTCTCTAACATTTGAACGCAAAACTGCATCGATGGTCTGATTTATATGGTCCTGTTCGGATGTTGTACGACCGTGATATATTACATTCGATTGTGGGCCTCTATGCAAGTATTTGGATGTCTCTCCATCAGTGCCAATTATCATGTGTGCGAGAGTTCGCAACAACCAGACAACCGCAAAGAATAAGGAGCCTTGTGCTATCCACTTAGCCAGCATAGGAAGCCGATGGAAAAGATAATGAACAGGAGTTAATAAAATTTCCAGAGCTCTTAAGCATGATCGCTTAACTATTGAGGTGCAAGAAAGTCTAACAGATTCTAATGTAGGAAGTGTTGTATACATGTTTCTCCACTGTGCATCAAGGACAAGAGCCTCTTGCTGCTCATAGGAAAGTTT